AACCTTAAAATAATAGCCCCACTGCGACCATAAAGTTCATTTCTATCTTCTAAAAGAAAAAATTCACCACTTACTGCAAAGTTTGAATTATTGGCAACCACAAAATTATCATTAAATATAACATCAGAGTTTCTTGTTACAGTACTTGCAACAGTTTGGATGTATGAAGTGGCGTTTGCACCTGCTTCGATTTGAGCTCCCCAAAGGTAAATATAATCATTTACTGCTGCCGTTCCAATACCTCCAGCGTATATTCTTAATTGTGTAATGCTTGGAACATTCTCTAATATACATCTAAACCATCCATTGCCATAATCTTCAATTTTAGGCGATACACCTGTTCCTGATGAATATATAATTGTTCCTAAATCTAAATTAAAATCAGCTCTATGATTTGAACCCAAAAGAGAAATTGATATTAAATTTGAATTACCTTTTTTTGCAAAAACAGATAAAGTATAATTTGTTCTTGAATATGATTTCGCTATTGTTCCCTGTCCAACATCTACTATTGTAACTCTATCAGCAGTTAAATTACCATCAGGAGAAATAGTGTCGTTTGCAATAATTGTAACTCCTGATTTTGGCCAAAAAGCATTATCAAACTCCTCACTTCTAAAAAATTCATTCGTTCTCTGCGGTTCAACTAATATACTCGGACATCCACCTCCCGAATAGTCTAAACGTGGAATGTTTAATCTGTCTGTTGTAGGAAAATAATCTTTTGGAATTGAACTTTGAGTAGCTTGAAAACCCCATAAATAGAAGCCACTTACTCCATCTCCTACATAGGAGTCTTGGTCTAAATAAGTTGGCCATATCATTGGATAAAAACTGTTCGTACTTATAGACACAAAACTCATTGTGCAATAGCACCAATTTGTCGCATCATCTTTTAAAATTGTAGCAGTAATTGCTAAACTTCCTTTACTAGTTACTGTTCCGTTTGCTAAATTAAAAACAACTTTTGAATTTCCTCCAATATTATTTCCCTCCATAATAGCCACAGATGTTCTTCCATTTGGTTTTGCGTAAAAAGAAACCGTAATAATAATACCCGAAGTATAAGAAGTAACTGATTGTGCAATAAAATGAATTGCATTTGCAGTACTCTCTGTTATTGTATCAGCAGTTAATGTCCCATTTGGAGCAGTAATTGAGTTAGTCGTAACAGTAGTATTTGACTTTGACCAAATCGCATTATCAAACTGCTCTGAATAACTTGCTAAATTCTTTGGCACTACTTCAATTAGTCCATCAGCATTTACTCTCGTTGCAGTAGTTGCACGAACTACATCTAAATCGCCACTTCTATCATTCGGAACAACCGAATAAAGTACATTCTCTTTATAGGCGTTTGGTGTTACAATTAAACTTGCTTGTTCTAATAAACTCATTTTATATTTTTTAGATTTGTTAATGTAGTTAATAGGCAAGCTTCCGCTTCGAATATTCCACCGTCATTAGCTACTCTTGTTTTAAAAGTATTAATTAACTTAGTTATATATGAACCAGACCTTCCTAGACCTATCGCATTTGCTATAGCTATAAACATATTACCAAAGTGCTATAATGTTAGACGCATTAGTTCCCGTCTCAAGTACTCTTAATACTTGAACTGGAATAAATGAACCGTCTTGAACATTAGAAAATACTATGCTATCTCCGCCTACAGTAGTAACAGCTACGTCTCCTCCAGTTCCAACATATAATACACAACCGTTATTTACTCCACCACTAATAGATGGAATACTTACTGTGTCTGAAGGTGTTACTAAAGCAGCTCTTTCTGCTTGTAATTTTTGTGATGCCATTATTTTTTTCTTTTTAAATATTTAAAATCCTCTGGGTGAGCAAGCTCATCTTTTTTAGAAATAACAACACCTTCTGCGTATCCGCCATTGTTTTTTACAGGTTTTGTTTTTACAATAGCCTTAGCTTTTACTACATTCTTTGGTGTTGGGCTAGTAGCTAATGGAGTGTCTGGTCTCTTTGTTTTTTTGATAGGTGGTTGTAACATTATTTTAATATTTTGTTTATTAATAAATCTGGATTGTTTAATTTTGCTTTTTTATCAGCACATCCACAATCTTTTGTGATTGTACTTACAATTTTTTTAATTCCTGTAGCTTTAGTTATTTGCTCTATTCTGTCTCCTAATAACATATATTTACTTTTTTTTACCTCTAGACCTTTTGTCTCCTGGCATATCGTTAGTATCACCTCTATTTACAGATGCTTTCTTCATAACATATCCTTTTTTAGTATGTGATAAGTCATTTCCATCATGATCAGCATAAGTTCCTCTACGTCTATTTTCTTTGTTTAACTCAGCTCGTTTGGCTAACTCCCTTGGTTTTTTATTATATTCAGATTGATATTCTAAACGCTTTTTTCTTGCGTCTGGATTATCTCTATAGTAACGTGCTGTTTTTCCTAACGCCATTATTTCTTCTTTTTACCAGCTTTTGATAAAGCAATTGCTATTGCCTGTTTCTGTGGTTTACCACTCTTCATCTCTGTTCTAATATTAGAACTAATTACTTTTTGCGATTTCCCTTTTTTTAATGGCATAACTTATTTTTTAACGTTTCCTTTTAAATACGACATCTTTCCTTTTAATGACTTTTTTGATTCGTATTGACTGGCTTTCTTTTTGCTTGAAGCCATACTTGCAGAGCATTTTTTAATCATGTCTATATTATTTAGTATCTTTGCAAAGGTAATAATAATAATTAAATGAAAATTCAGACAAATAAAATAAAGAGGACTTATACTATAATTCCCCCTTCGTCAAATTACCTTAAGTATTACAGAGCTATGCGTATGTGGGCAAGAGCTAAACACGGTCTTTCAGCACCAGACCTTGAGATATTATTCTTCTTACATAGTGAAAATTTATTCAAAATGTCTTTTTATAAAGAAGTAGAATGTACATTTAGTTGGGATAAAACAAGATTCAAACGTTTGCTAGACGATGGTTGGATAACTATATGGAGAGAAAATAAAAATAATCAAGCCGCTCTATATACCGTTAGTCATAAAGCAAAAATACTAATGAATAACATATACGACCGACTCGAAGGTAAAGTAGGTATATCAGAAGTTCCAACTAATAATCCTATGTACAACAAAGACGCTACCTATTCTCAAAACATGACTAAGCGCGTTTTTCGTAAGATGAACCTTACTCGTAAAGAAAAAAAACGTAGGGCTGACCTTGAGTATGAAGAATACGCAAAACAACCCCACGTTGTAAAATATAGAGAAACTAGACTAAAGAACAAGAACAATGTCTCGCTCTAGTATAATCGTATAGGCTACATTGTCAATCAACATCTCGAATCCTGCTGCCTTGTCGTAATATATCATATCACCACTCTTCACGCAGTCAACATTCGTGCCTTCCTTAACTACCTTGCCTTTCTTGTATCTGAACTTGTCAGAATCACTTGCCGAGAGCATTAAGCCAGATTCTGTCTGGCTTTGCTCTTTTATCTCGTTTATAACACAGTATTTGTTTATTGGTATCATTACGCTCTTGCTATTGTTATTATTGCATTAGTACTCAGTATTGTCGTGGCTACACTCACCGCGTTCTTCAATGCGTTCTTCGTTACCTTCAACGGGTCTATTACTCCCATGTCATACATGTCTCCATATACATTACCCTTAACGTCATATCCGTTGTTGCCATCCGAAGCTCTACTATCGTCCATTATATTATATCCGTCCAACCCAGCGTTCGCAAGTATCTGCAACAAAGGTGCTTGTATCGCTCGTGCCAATATATGCATCGCTACATACTGCTCAGCACTAATATCTTCAATCATATCGTCAGCATCAGCAATGATTCTATACGACTCTCTGAATAACGCTAGTCCTCCTCCTGGTAAAATACCCTCCTCCAGTGCTGACCTAACCGCACACACCGCATCATCAACTCTATCCTTACGCTCCTTCTGCTCAAGGTCTGAATTTCCTCCAACGTAAATAACGCCAATCCCTCCTGTCAAACTAGCAATACGCTCCTTGATAAAGTCTTGGTCCGACTTGCGTTGTTGCATAGAGTATGATTCCCACAGCTGCTTAACGCGCTCATTCACCTCGTCATCCTTTACCTTAGACCTGATAATAGCCGAACTATCTCTTCCTACTATGATACGCTCTGCATGACCCAAACTATCAACGTCAATAAGACTCAAGTCATCGCCAGTACTCTCTGAGAAATACTTAGCCCCAACAGACAACGCAATATCACTCATCAATTCGTTCTTCTTGTACCCAAACTCTGGTGGTGATATGTTGCAAAACTTCAATCCGTTCTTAACTACGTTTATAGCCAACGTATTTATAACGTTCTGAGTACATGGTCCTATTATCAATAACTTCTTCTTCGTGTTAATAATATGCGTCAATACCTTTTCTATCGATAATATACTATTTATCTCCTGATCGGTAACCATAATATACACATCGTCCAAGATACACTCGTCATTCTTATGGTCATTCACGAATAAATTACTCGTATACCCTCTCTTTACCTTTATACCATCCGTGAACTCCGCATACGTCTCAGTTGTCTGTGAGTTCTCAATAGTCACAATACCTGTCTTACCTACCTTGTTATACGCATCCGAAATTATCTTGCCAAGCTCCGTATCATTATTAGCAGATATAGACGCCACATTCTTCAATGTCTTGCCACTTACCTTGCGAGATCTCTTCTCTAAACTTGAAACAATACCGTTTGATACTTCGTTGATATGTCTAATCACCTCCGTTACGTTGTGCTTGTCATTCAGCAAGTCCTGACCCTGCATAACAATAGCCTCAGTCAAAACAATAGCCGAAGTCGTTCCGTCACCTGCACTCGTTGCTGTTCTACTTGCGGCATCTCTCATCATCTGAACCGCTAAGTTCTCAACTGGGTCAACTAAATCTATTGATTTACAGACTGTTATCCCGTCTTTTGTTACCGTTATTCCATGGATATGACTTTGGCTTTCTATCAATACTGTATTTCCTCTAGGACCTAACGTGCTTTTTACCGCCTTAGCCATAATAGAAATTCCATTTATTAGTTTGTCTCGCGCTTCTTTGTCGAAGATAATTTCTTTTGGATTCATTTAATTTGATTTAATTATGCAAATATAGTTAATTTTAATTAATTATTTTATTTCCCTTTTTTAGGTTTTCTTCTGCCCATAGTGGCTGAAAATTAGTGTAATGGTTTAATTTAATTATCTCTTCTTCAGTTTTTGCTCTTGATACTGGTATTATATGGTCTAAATGCCATTTGCCATGATTACTTAACGTCATTCCTTCTTTTAGTTTTGATTCAATATAATGTGTAAATTCTAATATTGTGCATCCAAGTATTTTTTCTGTTAGTGAGTTTTTTCTAAATTTACCATTACTTCTTTTGAACGCGCTACTAATAGAAGACCTTACTTTTCCAGAAAATTTAAACAACGGATCTGTTTTTTTTCTATTAACATGATATTCTTTACTATATACATATAAAGTATCTTTATTTACTTTTCTATATATTTTTCTTTGTTTAACTATTTTTTCTTTATTTATTTCGTTATATATTTTTTTATATAAAGCTATTTTTTCTTTATTATTTAAATTATAAATTTTTCGTTTCTCTTTCTTTATTTCTTTATTTATTATATTATATTCTTTTGTTTTTATGTATATTTTTTCTCTATTTAATGCTACATAAATTTTTCTTTGTTCTGCATTACATTTTTTGCAAATAGACCTTATTCCGCTTTTTACAATTTTGCATTTTCCAAACTCAATTAATTCTTTTTCAATTTTGCATTTTGTACATGTTTTCATAAAATATAAAACCCTGCCATCAACAGGTCGTAGTCTGTATCAAGCAGGGAATTTATTTTGGTTTTTTACATCAGCTACGACTCTGAATTTATTTTACAAAGATAATAAAATAAATACAAAGTAAATTAAGCATTATAATTACCAATAAAATGATAGTTTTAAAAATAAGAAGTAAATATTTACTTCATTGAAGTTGTCCTTTTCGTCTGCACCATACCAATCAAAGCCGATAAGCACGTACTGTGGTGAAATTGTTAATTGCATTTCCATTTAATTTAATTATTTATTCGACAAATATACAAAAAAAAACCCAAGTTTTTACGCTTGGGATTATACTTAGTTACGTTGCAATGCAAGAGGCTTTACTAAGTCTGGATGTGTTTTACTCAAACACAACTTCACATTTTAGCCATCTTCATAGCTAGTGCCATTGTCGTTGCTTTCTCCACCAACTCCTTGGCTTCGTGCATAGCCTTCTTCTCTTTTGCCATTCGGTATAAACCTATCTCTTGAGACGGCATTGTTTTAGTTTGTTTCATTTTGCAAAGTTATAAAAAAAAATTGTTAGAAAAGTTTAGGTCGGGGGTTATATACCTATATTGCGAAAAAAACCCAAAAGGGAAACCGATATATATTTGACCCTCCCCCCTATCATTTTTAAAATTCCCTCCGAAATTTTTAGGCTTTTTTTGTGAGGCACTTCTACTGGATATATGGTACCATATTGCACCGCTTGGATCCGTTCATCATAAAATTACTCCTGTAAAATTATCCGTTTGTTGTCGTTTGTTGTCGGATAATTATTTGTCTACACTAAAAAACATGTATAAAATGTAGAAAATGCAGGTATTAATGTAGTAAAATGTAGATAAAATGTAGCACCTACATCGTCTCAATACCAATAAACAAAGGGGCTAACGTAAATTAGTGTAGAAATGTAGGTTTTGACCACCTACTTAGACTATATAGTGTAATGTATAATATATATTTTTTTTTTTTCATATATAAGGGGTAAAATCTACATTACTACATACTTACTTGATAATCAAGGAGTTAAGTCGAAATTATCTACACAAAACCTACACAAAACCTACACGAATTAAAAAAACCTACACACATACTTGATAATCAAGGAGTTATATAATTGGTTTGATTAGATATGCTCGGACGGGCAATAAGATCATATCAAAAAATCCCAAAACAAAACTAATTTAACAAACCCCTAAAAACCTAACTAACTGTTTTTAAACGAGTTAGTAAGTTTATTTACTATCCAAATGTTAAAGTTATGTTAAAAAGTTGGATTGTATTGTATCCTCGTTGTATGTTTGCAAAAGAAATAACAACGAAGTTATTTTGTAAATATTATTAAAATGAAAAATTTAGCCAAACAGTTAGAAAATGAAGTTTTAACACGCAGAGACGAAAAACTTGCATCTATTAGAAAAATAGAAACAAATGAAGCCAAAAAATTAGACTGGTATTTATTGGAGTTACTTCCAGCAAATAAAAAAAATCATGTATTTGCAAATGTACAGGAATGTAAAAAATATTTAATTGACAGACTTGAAAAATTAACTTTAAAAAAATTACAAAAAACATTTTCTTACTTAGATTTTAACGAAAATTTGCCACAAATAGAAAGTTTAACTATTACAGTTGAGTGGAAACGCTCTCAAATGTGGGGAATAAATCCAACCGCTGAAGCCTATGTAAGTGGTTTAGGGATGGTTTCTAGTGGTTCAATTAGTGGATGCGGTTACGATAAACAAAGTACTGCAGTCGCTAACGTTTTAAACCAAGTCCCACAATTTTTAAAACTTATGTACAAATTAAAAAACAAAAATTCAAAATTAAAAAATAATGATATTTTTGGATATGGTTCGGGGTATGGAATTTTACCAAGTTTTGAAGGGGGCGTCGGCGTAAATTGTTACAATAAGATTTTTAATTCAATAGGCTATGAATTTACAACCGTTTCAAGCGGGAAAAATTTTGACGTTTATAAAGTTACAAAAATAAATTAAGATCATGTTTATAGAAACTTATAAAAACAAAAACATTTATAAATTCAATGGATTTTATCAAATTGGATTAAGTGGGGCATCGTTTTCTAAATTAGAATTTTTAAAAAAATTAATTGATACTAAAAAATAAAACTATGAAAGCAACTTATTTTATCGAATGTATGCATAACGTATACTTAGACAATTACCAAGAGGGAGAAACAGAAAACGTTAACAACTTCGATACAGAGGGAATTTATAAAGCCGAAAACGTAACAGAGGCAATAGAAAAACATTTATACAGTTTAGGTTATGAATTCAATAAAGACTATATAAATACAGACGAAGAACAAGACAATAAAATATTTTATTCTGTATTATGTAATGAAGAAAACGAACAAGCAAGAGATAGCGAAATTAATTTATGGAGAAAAGACAAAAAAATATTATATGCAAATAATATGATAATTTACGTATACGAATTAATAGCAGCAAAAATATAATCCAAGCCGTACCGCTCAAGGCGTAACATCGAAGTAAGTACGGCACGAATAAATGTTAAAGTTATGTTAAAATTTTGGTAGACTAAAAAAGTCGACATATATTTGACAAAGAATTAAACGGGACAACAGTTTTAAAAAGTTGCGGAAGTGGAAAACACTATAAAGCGGGTAAGACTACTCAGGTATAAAAACCGAAGTCCTAGAGCTACTTAAATAGAGATAGACTAGAAACGTATACGGATACAAAAAAGTCCGTACTGACGAGCTACAGAATAGCGAAACGTTATAAACTTTTTAATTATGAAAACACTAGATATTACTGCAAAAGAATGGTTTGACAAAGTAAACGGAAATAGTTATTTCGCTGGAGAAATAATAATCGACTACGGAATGGACTCTCAAAAAAGAATTGTAATGCCATTTGATTATGGTTACGGAAATTACTACGAGCAAGAAGCTAAGGCAATACTAACCGAACATAATTATATATCCACTGTATACGGTCAAAGCCTTCATACATATTGCAATGATAATGGTATTATATTTAGAAGCAACAAGGAAAAGAATTGTAAGAAAACAGAATTAAAAAACTTTAAATGATATGGAAGCACATTTAGTAATTAAAAAAGATTACATAGTCAATACAGATACATTAATACAGATTATACACGAGCCATTTAATTTAAGTGGCTCTTTTTTATTAACAGTATATAGCGACTACCTGAAAAAATTTAGGTTTGACGATATAGATCAAGCAACAAAAGAATTTAAAGAACAAGTAAAACTACACAAATGAAAACATTTTATTTAAACAATACCAAAAACCACCACGTTAACGAGTACACGAACGAGGTAAGCGTGTACGGTTGGCATAGCAACACAAAAACACGTTAACGCCTTCTTAGAATTTTACGAAACAAACTAAAAAAGAGATGCAATGATATATATAATAAAAGGAAGTAAAAAAGTAGATAGTTTTTATTTGGGTGAATACCCTGTAAATTTTATACACGAAACAAAAAAGAAAAAAAACGAACTTAATTTTGAGGTTGACAACTTAGGATTTTTTAAGCGTTTAGCACCTCAAAAAATGTTTCCGATAAGAACTAATAGCAATATATATTTTAACTCGATTATAGAGGCTAAAAACTATATAGAAAACGCTAACAAAACTATTTTAAACGACGATAGATTTTGTGACAGAATAAAAAACGAACTTTTAAACTATATAAAAACTTTAAAGATATGTTAAAAAACCATTACACAGAAGCTTTGACAACAAAATTAATAGAAGCGAGGGACGAATTAAAACTTTGCCAGTCTATCAATAGTGAATTCATGACAGACGAGGCTAAAGCATGGAAAGATGCTAGAATTTTTATAGCAACACAAACAATACTAACAATAGAAAAAGAATTCAATGAACTATCTTGAAATAGCAATAGACAAGTATTGCAAAAAGAAAAAAAACGGACTAACATACCAGGAAGTAATGGAATGTAACGAGCGCCGTAAGAGGGGCGAATACCTAACATATAAAGTAATGGACGTAATTTTTGAATTTAAAACATTTTTATCATGAACGACAACGAACTAATAGCAGAATTTTTAGGGTGCAAAGGTACAATCTCAAATTTACCACAGTTTGGATATATGACAACTTCAGGGGATTGGAAAGATGAATTTACACCAAATGAATTAAAATTCCACAAAAATTGGAATTGGCTTATGGAAGTAGTAGAAAAGATTGAGGGTTTAAATTATTCTTTAGAGATTAATAAACAAGAAGAATTAGATTATCAATGTTTAATTACTCAAAAAAATAATATAATTATTCAAAAATTTAATCAAATTAAAATACAAGCAGTTTATCAAGCAGTAGTAGAATTTATTAATCAATTTAAAAACAATTAGAAATCATGGGAAGATATTATAATGGAGACATTGAAGGAAAGTTTTGGTTTGGGGTACAATCAAGCAACGCACCAAGCAGGTTTGGAGGTACAGAACAAGAACCAGCATACATAACGTATGATTTTCAAGAAGAAGACCTAGACGAGGTAAATAAAGAAATAGAAACAATCGAAGCTACACTAGGTAACAACAAGAAAATAATCGAGGATTTTTTCAAGAACAAAGATAGTTATCAAACTAAAGACTTAGAAGAAATAGGAATAACTAACGAAATACTAAAAGAGTACGCCGATTTATTGCTAGGAATTCAAATAAGGGATTGTATAACAGAGCAAGGATATTGTACTTTCGATGCGGAACTATAAACCAACAGAAAAACGCGAGACAATATGGGAACAAGAGTACCGATTGAAGCAAGAAGCAAAAGAATTATTAATTAAGATCAAAGAAGATGAAAGAAATAATAGAAGAACTGAATATGTGCATATCGTGCATGGAAACAACGCCAAACGTATTCGTCACTAATAAGCTAAAAGCAATTAGAACATCGCTACTGGATGAATTAAGTATTAGTGATATGTACTACGAACAAATCAAAGAAGCAATAAGAGAAGAAGAATCATTTAAAAATTTAGAATTATGAAAAACACATACGTAATCCCAACAGACAAACCAAGTAGGTTGGGTTATCTAACTAAAAAAGGAAAAGAAGTTTACAAAGATTTAAGGTTATTTGACAGATTAATGCCAAATATATTAGATAGTGAAAATCAACACATCTACATTACTGATAACTCAGAGATTAAAAATGGAGATTGGCATTTAGTTTGGTTAGAAGGTAAATGGGAAGTTTTAAATTATATGCCTTCTATTGGTTACAGAAAAGAATGTTTAGGAAAGGAAGTTTGTAAAATCATCTTAACAACAGACCAAGATTTAATCAAAGAATGCATACAATCTATTGATGATGAGTTTTTAGAATGGTTTGTTAAGAATCCAAGTTGTGAGGAGGTTGATGTTGAAGAATCTAATTTATTAAACACTTCAAGAACTTATTTAGGTGTTGATAAATACAAAATCATCATTCCAAAAGAAGAAGCAAAAAAACACGTAGAATTTATAAATAATAATATAGACCAACTTGATAAAGCAACAGGTAAAAGCAGCATAGATGTATTTAAAGAAGCACATATTAGAGATTTTATTGCTGGTGCTAAATGGCAAGCTGAAAGAATGTATAGTGAGAAAGATTTAAAAACTGCTTGGGAAGAATCTGAAAGTAATTACTCAGGTTTAGAATTTAGCAGAAATAGATTTTACGAATGGTTAGAGCAATTTAAAAATTTAGAATTATGAAAAAGTTATTATTATTATTAGTATTATTTGCATCCTGTAGCACACCGCAAGATGAAGCTACAATAGTCACAGACTGTGAGTGTGATAGAGTTGTAGAAAAACATACGTTTAATGTAGTTGGAACACCACAGAACCCAGCGACAGTTTATCATACAGTTTACACAACCATAAATGATTGTACACAAATACAAAGAACAAAAACATTTGACACAACAAATATTAATTTAATTCCTCAAATTGGAGATTGTAAGTAAATTATGAAAAAAGAAGATAGAAACGTACTTATAGCTTTTATAGTACTAATAGTAATACTACTTATATGGATGTAAAAGAAATAGCATACTGGAAAGCAGTATCAAAGATAGAATCATTACAAAGAGAATCAATTAACTACGCTACTTTAATTGTAAATAGTAAAACAGAATTAAACGAAGAACAATTAATAAGCTGTTTGAAATCTACAGATAGAGAGTTAGAAACTTGGCAATATATTTTAAAACTAATAAAAGATAATAGACGAATATATTAAGATGAGAAATTCTGGAAAGTATGATATAAATTGGTTCTACAAATATTATGATAAACCGATTGATATTAATAACTTTACAGCCATATTTCAAATGGGAGATTTGAATATGATACTAGAACATTTAGATAAGAAATTTAATTTAATATCCGTTATAGATAAAAACGGAAAATTTATAAAGATATGCGAATAGAACAAGGACGTTGGGTAACTCAAAATGGAGATCCTATAGAAACAATAGAGGACAAACAATTATTTACGGACAACCTAAATAGAGTTAGAGAGTTCTCAAGAGGCAGAGAGTTAACTCACGACAAAATAAATGTATTGTTTAAACTATTAACAACAGACATAAGCAGTAACATTTACAAGTTATTATTAATGGACGCTAAAGAACTAAAAAGATTATGTTAGAAGAAGTTTGGAATCAAGCCAAGTGGCATCATAGTTCAGCATCGATTACTACTGAAAAGTCAGAGTCAAGAATATATAAGGGGATAAAGATAGAAAATAAGGAAGGAGTCATTAAGATATATAACACGAAATTAAATGGCGACTTCTATAAAGAAGTATCGGAAGAGCAGTACCAGTATTTTATGGATAAAGGATATATAAAGGGAGTTTACAATGTATGTTTATTTAATTACGAGAACTCTTTAAATTTATTACAAGATAGAATACGTGAAGAATTAGGAGATAGGAATAATCAAAAACACTATCAATCATTAAAATCATTAAGAGATAATTTATTAACTAAATATACTAAAATAATTCATGAGACTAGACAAAAATTATAAAGTAAGTGGAGATGGTTCGGGAACGATATTAACATTCACAGAAGAACGTACAAGAGAGAAGGACGGAATAGAGGTTCCTTATACATTTAAAGACCAATGGTACTTTGTAAGCGTAGAACAAGCGTTAAGAAAATATTTAGAGTTAAAGATAAACGGATGTGAAGATGTCCAAGAGTGTTTAAAGAGAATTGAAGAAGTTAAACAAATAATATTAAAATAATATGGCAAGTTGGAGAAACGCATTTAAGAATGATTATTTAGCAAGTTGGGATATTGATAAACCAGTAACGCTAACAATAGAATCGGTAACTCAAAAAGTAGTACAACTACAAAAGGCTGAGAAAAAAGTAGTAGCAAAATTCGTTGAGAAAAAGTTTGATGATGGAGAAGAAGTAAAAGATATGATACTTAATCCTTCAAACTGTAAGACCTTACAAACAGCAACTAAGACTAAAGACACAGACCGTTGGAATAACATTAAGGTAGAGATAGGTGTAGTGCCTAATAAGGGACGTATAGGCAACGAATTTGGATTATCTATACTTAGAGTGCTGTCATCAGACGATAAGCCTTTAAATACAAAGTATGAATTAGTTAATGGAGACGAGAATTGGAATAGAGTAGTTGCGTATGTTAAAGAAAATAAGTCTATCGGATTAGCTAGTATAATTAATAACTTACAATCTAAATATATAATCAGTACACAAACTAAAAAAGACTTATCTCAATTTATTGATTAGTGTGAGATTTGAAACACTAACATTAACCACACAACTTAATTAGAAGTACAAAACTTTAAATTAACCGAGAACCCGCCATTTTTTATACACGCTGTTAGTGGCGGGGCTTTTCTTTGATTTAAAAACAATTATTACTAAACAGACAAGTGCTTGGATTAAGCCTAATGCCACACTTGCTTAAACCGATATTAGGCGATGTTATTATTATGAAAATATATAGTTTACAAGAAATAAAAGACTTATGGTGGAAACACGATAATAAAAAATGTCTTGAATGTGATTATGGAGAAATAAAATATACAGGTTCTTCTCCTAATGGTGGATGGGTTTCATATTATGAATGTGAAAGCTGTAAAACCAAATACGAATGGCAAGCTTCTGATATGGGACAAACGCTACCTGACTTATGTTCAAATGCAGATGAAAATCCTAATTTATCAAGAGAATTATTTAAACAGCCAGAGATATATTTTAATAGTTTAGGATTTGAAAGTTGTGGACAATACGAATGGAAAAATAATATCGGTTGGGTAATTGAATATATGGGAACTACTAAAAGACCAAATTGTTGGAGAATTGATGATTTTAGTATTGAAGGACATCAAATTTTGTTTATTGACTTAAAAGACAAGAAGGATTTGGAATGGTTCTTAAATTCAGTTAACGTTAATATCGCCTAACTATTGCATACCCTCAAATTTAATAATAGTAAAATGCTAACAATTAAAAAATCGGAGTGTCCGTTTTAAACTATGAAAGAAATAATTAAAGAACTAAACAATGACGAGTCTTACTATGGAGCCTATGGTAAACAATTCTTATCCAACTCGGATATAGACGACTTGCTGAACAACCCAAAGAATTTCAAGAAAGGTAAAGATAAGACTGTTCCTATGCTTATCGGATCGTATTTTCACGTATCAATGCTAGAACCTCACAAGCTACCTGACTTCGAGATAGTTGATGCGAGTACTCGTAACACTAACATATACAAAGAGGCTAGAGGCAATAGAGATATGTTGTTGTTGCGTAGTGAGGCTAATGAGATTGACGAACTCGTGAGTGTGATGAAGGGAAATTTGACTATGTATGAAAACATTTATAAAGAAGGAAACCAATACGAAGTTCCAGCTATTAAAGAGATATACGGAACGATGTGGAAAGGAAAGGCTGATATAATTACAGACGAGTACTTGATTGATATCAAAACAACGTCAAAGATTGATGATTTTAAATGGTCAGCACGTAAGTATAACTATGATTCTCAAGCTTGGATTTACCAACAATTATTTGAAAAACCATTAATTTTCTATGTAATTGATAAAAGTACCAAAATGTTAGGTATATTTGCGCCAGGAGAAGATTTTCTAGAGCAAGGGCGTATAAAAGTATTATCTGCAATAGAAGTATGGCGTAAGTTTTATTCTTCAGAGGCTTGGGAAGACATTAACAACTATATTATAGAAGAAGAATTATGATAATAGAAGTAGAATATGCTGGTATAACATTTGAAGTTGAGGGAAATTATCATAAACCAGCTTTTCAAGCTTGGCACTTTGCTGAGTCTCCAGCAGAATTAGAAGACGTAACAATATCCATACAAGGAATAGACGTATATCAGATATTAAGCAATGAACAAACAGAAGATATTGTTCAAATGGCGTTAGATAAAATTGTGTAGCTGAAAGAGCTATAACTTACATACAACGGTTGCGCTTGGTGCAGGTTGCCACCGAGAGCGTGAATAGAAAGATAAAATTTCTGCAACTTGCTCCAAACGCTTGTTAGGGTGCGTAGTGGGTAATTAAAAAAAATATTATTAAATAAATAAAAATTATGAAAGGATCAATAGATTATAAGGGATTTGAAATAGTTAAAAACGACTATAACTATGAAAATTTATGTTATGTAAATTATGCGTATTACGATTTAAGCGATAGTGACTGTGCTGCAAGACACGGAATGTCAGTTGACGACTGTAAAGAGCAAATTGATGAATTAATAAACGAAAATTAAGATGACAAAAATTAAACATTACCCTGAGGTTTATTTCATTCGTAAAGGAAACGAAGATTTAACATTTAAACATTTTAAAACTCCTGATTTAGCCGATAAACACGCAAAAAAAATGGGGTTTATAGATTATGAGATAAAGATGATGTATTTAATGACGAGATAAAGCTATGCACCCTAACGTGCCGAGTATAAAAGATGGCGGGGAATGAACGGCAAACACTTCTCGAACAGCAGCGAACTAACTTAAACAGCCGAAGCGGTCAAAAAGACACTGCAACCCCGCTTGATTTTATACTGTGTTGTGGTGCGTTTTCCACTTATGGAAGTTTCAAAAGAGCGTAAAGAATTAGGTAAAAAGGCTGAATTATTGGCTAAGAAAATACTAAAAGAAGGGGACCGTGTTAGGTGCACAAAATGCCCTGGAACAAAAAGAACATTCACATTCAGCCATTGGGATGGGTGTTGGATGGTATCGAAGACTGGAATTGATGATTATCATCCTGTAAATGTTGATTTGGTAAATGGAAAGCCTTTCGTTTTCTAAATGCACCACAACGTTTGCAACTTGGCGAAGTGGCGGATTAAGAAACGAGAACATTCAATTTAAAACAAAACATTAATAGAAGCACAAAACATCAATTAAGCACCGAACCCGCCATTTCTTATACACGTTGTTAGTGGCGGGGCTTTTCATAAACTTCTGGGCGGAGTAATAAAACCCAACACCTATATATTATGGATAGGAATTTCAGAAAAGAGGATTTAAAAGAAGAAACATATTCAAACAGTAAAATAGTTGCTTGGAGAAATGTTTATGAAGAATATGACGAAAAGAAAGATAAATGGACAGAAAAAAAAGATGTAGTATGTCATTTATATAGAAACGGAAGTAAAAACCAACCTTTGAATTTAGGAGAGTGCAATGATGGAGGAAGATTTACTTCTGTTAATCAAGCAATAAATCAAGCAAAAGGCATAGTTGACTACTTAGGTGATGAATATATCACATAACGTTTCTCGGCTTTGCTTTGTTGCGGGGAAGTAAGCCAAAAGTTTAGATTTAAAAACAAAATTAACAAATACAAATAGAATATTCAGTTATGCCCAAAACCGCAATAGAGCAAAACCGATGTTAGCAATAGTTATATTATGGGATATAGAAGCACTATTATTACAGATGATTGGAAATTTACATTTTCTGATACATTCACTAATAAATATAAAGAAAAATATTTTTTTGGAAAAGAAAATTCTTTACCAATTTCGTCAAAATTTGAGTCGGATAGAGATTATGAATTTGAAGAAGATATTGCTAAAGAAATGGCAATACAAGCAAGTAATCATAGAATTTTTGCAGTGTGGTTACACGAAGATGGAAAAATAGACAGAATAGCTATTACAAAAGATGGTGTTTTTGACTATGAAGACTATTGTCGTGATAATTATTGCTAACTATTGCGTACCCTTAACTTTAATAATAGTATAATACACTAAAAAAACTGAATAGCCGACAACAGTAAAAAAGGTAAGCAAATCAAATCAAATATTATGGAAGTATCAGGTAAGGTAGAATTTATCGGAGCCACACAAGAGGTGTCGGCAACATTCTCAAAGAGAGAATTAGTAGTAACCACTCAGGAACAATACCCACAGAGTATTAGCATCGAGTTCAACAAGTGTTCATTGCTTGACAAAGTAAATGTAGGCGATGACGTAATTGTAGGAATAAACCTAAGAGGTCGTAAATGGGTTAACCCACAAGGAGAGTCAAAATACTTCAACACTATTCAAGGATGGAAAGTAGACAAGTCAGCTACGGTTCAAGCAGAACAGCCACCACAAAATGATTTGCCATTCTAAAACTAACAGCCCTTCGGGGCTGTTTTAATCTAAACTTATGATAACAATTTTTAAAAACATTAAAGAAACGTCAACGCCTTTCTTTAAGAATATCGATACTATACTTACCAGAATCAAGGAAGGTAAGTCAAAGGAATTGGTAGAGCTTATCAGAAAGGAGAAAGACAAAACAAAGCGTAACGAATTAAAGCAACAATTACCAGCAATATGCTTCTCTGGAACGTTTAATAAAAGATTAGATAGTGCTATTATAGAACATAGTGGATTTATATGTCTTGATTTTGACGGATATCCAAGTGTTAAAGAAATGAATGTTGAGAAAGAAATTATATCTACAGATAAATATGTTTATTCAGTATTTGTATCTCCATCAGGAGACGGTCTTAAAGTTATTGTAAAAATACCTAAGGATATTCAAGAGCATAAGAATTATTTTAACGCATTAGAACACCATTTTAATTCAGAATATTTCGATACCACCTCAAAAAACATATCTAGAGTATGCTACGAGTCTTATGACAAAGATATTTATTTCAATAAAGACTCTGAAGTGTGGGATGTAATTGCAGAACATCAGTATGTAGAGATGGATAAAGCTACATCACAGCCAAGTATACCAATAACAAATGAGAATAAAATAATAGATATTCTTATGAAATGGTGGACAAGAAAATATCCTATGGTTGATGGAAAAAGAAACAACAATATGTTTATATTAGCATCTGCATTCAACGATTATGGAGTAAGTAAGTCATTGTCTGAATATGTTTTATCACAATTCGTTAGTAAGAATCACCCAATGTCTGAAATAAATACCATAATTAACTCAGCTTATAGAAACACCGCGGCATTTGGCTCTAAATTCTATGAAGATGACGATAAATTATCTCAAGTAAGACAAAAAATAAAAAGAGGAGTATCTAAAAAAGAAATTAAACAAGAACTTTCAAGTACAAATCTTTCAGAACAAGATATTAATACAGTAATAGAATCAATAGATAGCGACGAATCAATTAGAAAGTTTTGGACTAAGTCAGACAAGGGAGCTATTAGTATTGTTCATTATATGTTTAGAGAGTTTTTAGAAGACCATGGGTATTATAAATACATGCCAAATGGAGGCAAGAATTTCATATTCGTTAAAGTTACTAATAATTTAATAGATCATACTTCTGAAGATGAAATAAAAGACTTCGTGCTTAGATATTTACAGAATGGAGATGATTTATCAGTATATAATTATTTTGCTGACAAGACTAGGTTCTTTAAAGAAGATTTTCTATCGCTATTATCATCTGTTGACGTGCACTTTATGGAAGACAATAAGGATAATGCATATCTATATTATATAAACTGTGCAGTAAACGTAACAAAGACCGATATTAATATCATAGACTATTTAGATTTAGGTGGTTATGTATGGGCTGACCAAGTAATTAAGCGTGAATTTGATATTTGTTCAGTTGATGAGTGTGATTATAAGACTTTCATATCAAACGTTTCCAATCAAGAAAAGCTTAGAATAGAGTCATTAGAGAGTACTATTGGGTTTATGCTACATCAGTACAAGAATCTATCGTACTGTCCTGCTGTTATTTTAAACGATGAAGTTATTACAGACGATCCAGAAGGAGGTACTGGTAAGGGATTGTTTGTGAATGGAATATCTCAAATGAAGAAGTTGGCATTTATCGATGGTAAACGAATGAGTTTTGATAGCTCCTTTCCGTACCAAACTGTATCGGTAGACACTCAGATTATATCATTCGATGACGTCAAGAAAGACTTTAACTTTGAAAGGCTGTTTAGCGTAATTACAGAAGGTATAACGCTAGAACGAAAGAATAAGGACGCAATGCACGTGCCATTTATTAAGTCGCCTAAGATAGTTATTACAACTAACTATGCTATTAAAGGTAAGGGTAATTCATTTGAGAGACGTAAGTGGGAGTTAGAGTTTAAGCAATTCTATAACAAGTCGTTTACACCTCAAGTAGAGTTTGGTAGATTATTTTTTTCTGAGTGGGACATAAGCGAATGGTGTAGGTTTGATAATTATATGATAAATAATTTGAAGAAATACTTGAATACTGGGCTAATTAAGAGTACATTTGTCAATCTAAAGATACGTAAGTTATCAGCAGAAACTTGCCATGAATTTATTGAGTGGTGCGGATTGTTAGGTGGTAAGCCATATTGTGATAAATTAGTCCTTAATGAAGTTGTGTTCAAGCAAGACCTTTACATGGATTTCATTATTTGTAATCCTGATTTTGCGCCAAAAGCCAAGAGAACTATCTCAAGGACAGAGTTTTACAAATGGTTAATATCGTATGGAGTGTTTATGACTGGTAATGTACCTGCTGATGGTAGAAGTGCATCAGGGAACTGGATTAAATTTATAGGAACTAAAGATGACGAGCAATTTACTTTCTGATGCGCAATGGTGCATAGATAATGATTATCAGGTCTATATAAAGAAAGACTCTACTCATTATAGAATAGCCGTTCGAAGAGGTGGAATTACAACGGACGGCAAAGACATAAAGTATATCAATGACGTTCAGCATACTAGTTCGGAAAGTCTAGGTTCGGTTAGGTATAAAACAGTAGCCAATGCTGACAAAAAAATTAATGATGTTTATAAATATTTAAGATATGGAAAAATATAAAAATGGATTGGAACTTTTAATAACGTTTCAATTAGCTAACGAATTAGCTGATGATTATAGATTAAAAGGCAAAGCTAAAATGTATTACAATATGCTTACTAAAGAAATCGAGAAAGAAGTATCTAATAAATACAATGAGATTTACTCAAAATACCCAGAGCTTGTAACAAACTCAATACGATTCAAGCATAGATTAATTCAACAAATAGCGTCTTTAAACGAGCCAGACTCAATTCTTTTTTCTGAATTTACAGACAAGTTCATTCAGAACGTAGAGTTAGCAAGAAAAAAAGGTACAATTCTTTTTGATAAATTACTATGATAATACACATGGAATGTACATTAGCATTACTTCCAATAGAAGAAGCTAAGCAGATATTGCTATCTGGAGTACCAAAAGACGTAGAAGGTAATAGATATGTTGTTGTTTATGAAGAATCTTAGAGACTACCAAGTAGAGAACGCCAATAAAGGAGTTAATATACTCAAAGACAAGAAGATAGTATATCTATGCATGAGCGTTAGAACTGGTAAGACAGCTACGTCTATGGAAATAGCTAGACTATACGGTGCTAAGAAGGTGTTATTCCTTACTAAGAAGATCGCTATGAGTTCAATCAAGTCTGATTACGATGAGTTTGGATATAACAAACACTTCTCTATGCAGGTCATGAATGATGAGTCTATGCATAAACTTACCAAAAGTTATGACTTAGTAATACATGACGAGCATCATAGATTCGGAGCCGTACCTAAGCCAGGTAAAGCCACTAAAATGTTTAAGAAAATGTTTGGTAATTTACCCATGATATTCTTATCAGGAACTCCAACTCCAGAAGGATACAGTCAGATATACCATCAGTATTGGGTGTCGGATTATTCTCCGTTTAATAAGTACGCTAATTTTTACAAGTGGGCTAAAGACTTTGTTATACCAGGAGTTACGTATACAAGCCATGGTCCAGCAACTTGTTATAAAAATGCTTATATAGATAAGATACAGCCAATAACTGATGTATATAATGTTACATATACTCAAGAGCAGGCAGGATTTGAATCTGTCATAGAGGAAGAATGTCTTTATGTTGATATGAAACCATCTACTATAAGTATGTGTAATAAACTTATAAAGGATTTAATAGTACAAGGAAAGGAAGAGGTAATACTAGCCGATACAGCAGTTAAATTACAACAGAAATTACACCAAATGTATAGCGGAACGGTTAAGTTTGAGTCTGGAAATACAATGGTCATAGATAGTAGTAAGGCTGAGTTTATACGAGATAAGTTTAAAGGAGTTAAGATTGGAATATTTTATAAGTTTATCGCTGAACTTGAGGCATTGCGTCAAGTATTTGGTGGCGAAAACTTGACAAATGACTTAGAAGAATTTAACTCAACAGATAAGTCAATAGCCTTACAGATTATATCTGGTCGTGAAGGAATAAGCCTACAGAATGCAAAGTATTTAGTATTCTATAATATTGACTTCAGCGCTACGAGTTATTGGCAGGGGCGCGACCGTATGACTACTATGACTCGTAAATTTAATAAAATATTCTGGATATTTACACGAGGAGGGATAGAAGATAAAATTTATAAATCAGTAATGAATAAGAAGTCTTATACATTATCACACTTTAAAAAAGATTATGACACTAAAAGAAAAGTTTAAAATTATAAATTGTACGGATTGTGATATGCCGTATTGTGAGATAAAATGCACAATTTTAACACCAAGTGAATTAGATAAGTTAGAACAAATAACAGATGAATTTGCTATTGGTTTTGCAGAATGGGCGGATGATAATTATTTTAGAATGGGTAATGCTTCTATATGGAGTGATTCAACAGATTGGGAAGATAATGCAAAATATACGTCAAAAGAACTATTAGAAATCTATAAAAAAGAAATAAGATGAATGTACTACAATATGAAGATTCAAGATATAGAAAAAAACAAGAACAAATAGAAAAAGACAAGTTTGCTATTGCATTTGCAGAATGGGCTATTGATTATTCATTTAATCAAATGTATTCTGTTGATTTGAAAGAACTATTAGAAGAATTTAAAAAAGAAAAAGGATTATGAATAGTCCAAGAGAAAGAGCAGACGAACTAATAGAAAAGTTTGAACAGTTCGCAGATTACAACGAATGCGATGTATTTACACAGCGTGAAAATAGGTTTAAAAACGCTAAACAATGCGCTTTAATTGCAGTTGATGAAATATTAAATATTGAGTCGTTTCATTTATTAAATAGTACTTTAAAAAATGATATAGATTATTGGCAAGAAGTTAAACTAGAAATAGAAAAATTATGAGAGAGTTCGATTATTTAAGAGCATACTGCTCACCATTTAAACCACCTAAACTAAGTTTCTATTTCGGAAAGATTGCATTAGGAACCCCTTATTTCTTACCTAGAAAGTGGGTTTACAGTAAAGATAAACCAGGATATATGCATGCTACTCCTAGAAGGATAGGTTTTGATTTTGTATCATTAGGATGGAAGACAAAATACGATGACTATAGATTTGAGTTTAGCCCAAGGATTAGCTTTGTATTCCTTAAGTGGCAGGTAGAAGTTACATTTGTTGCGCCATACGATGTTAGCCATTACTGGGAGTCTTGGTTATACTACACAAGAGAGACCAAAGGCAATACGGCAGATAGAATAGCACAGTGCAGAAAAGAAGCTCCTCAGACCTGGTCAACACATAACTCAGATGGAACAAAGGAAACAATAGATTATTATAATTTAATTTTAAAAAAGAAATGGCTGTAAAAAATAAATTTGATATAGACTTCTTCGAGTTTTGCTTTTTAGTAGAGGCTTGTATTCCTCCTACCCCAATAGCAAGAGCGATGTTTTGGGAAGAAGTTATGAATAAACACTACAAAACTCTTTCAGAAAACGAAAGAGCAAGATTATATGAGTGGGTAAATAGGCATCCATCTATGCAACATGGATTAGAAAAGGGTAATGAAGACTGTATGTTTTTCAATGCTAGATTCAATCCAGACAATCAGTATAAAATACACACGAACTATAACGACGAAGTTCACGATGCGTTTAAATGGGGAGAAAGGTATTATGTAGCAAAAGATAGGTCAATAGAAGATAAATATATAACAGATGTCATCAAAGTTCCAGTCAAAGATTAAGAAGCACTACGAGGCAAATGGATGGATAGTCATTAACACTATTAAACTTAGCGTTAGTGGGTATCCTGATTTGTTTCTATTCAAGGACGGCAAGGCTATATTCATAGAGTGTAAGGAAGGTAACGATACGTTGAAGCCACTTCAAGAGTATCGAATAGATGAATTAATTAAACAAGGATTTGAGGCGTTTTGTCTCCACGCAACTAAAGGTAAAATATATCCAATATGTACAGAACATCAGAAATAGCAAAAAAAATGGGTAAGACAAGTGCTTGTGTTCTGCTTAGAGCAAAGCATTTAGGTCTTGGACCAAAAGGTAATAAGGCAAATTTTTTATGGACAGAAGATCAATGCGAGTCAATAGAAAATTATGTAAATATAATACCTACAAAAGATAAGTATTCAAAGATAAAGATTAATATTGTTGATTTTTATCTTACTCACACTCACAATACTGAGGCAGAAATAGCAAATAAAATGGGTTTGAGTACGTCAAGAGTCACTAGTGTTTTAAATGAATTTTTACAAACAAAACATATAATAGTAGAATCTAAAATAAATTTTGCATATAACAAATATATTACATAATTTTGAGAAAAAAACTATGGAATATACTACTAAAACAATGTTGTTAATCAATAATTTGACTGACGAAATCTACGAATCATTAGCAGACAAAGATTATGCTCAATTAAACAAATCTATAATTGAGTTACTTGTATTATTAAAAGAAATCCAACAATCAATTAAAGATGAAATATAATGCCAGATATCTCACTATGCCTAAACACAACGTGTCCATCTAATAAGTATTGCTATAGATTTACAGCTACTCCAAATGAATATAAACAAGCCTACGCTTCGTTTACTCTCGAAGATGATGAAATGAGTTGTAGTCACTTCTGGAGTAACGGAGTAAATTCTGATAAATGTAAAAATGTTCGCCATGAAGGAGCTACTTGCTCGTCAAGTGAATGTAATTACCCTAAGTGCGTAGATGATACGTACTGTCCTAAATGTCATCAAACAGGTGGCAATCACAAAATTAGTTGTCCAACAATGAAAATACAAGTGAATTTATGAAAATAAGTGAATTACCAAGGAAAGTAAAAGAAAAAGCATTAGAGTACCAAAGACAGGAAACTGATGATTCTTATAGTAAAATAACAGATAATTTGAAAAATGCATTTAGCTGGTCAAATACAAAAGAAGGAATATTCTTTTGGACTACATGGCACGGTACGTTTATCAAAACTAAACCATCACAATATAACATCGGTATAGATACCTTTGAAAGAATGGAAGCTAACTGCAATACAGAGGAAATCCTTGCGTTTTGCAAGGGAAATATAGATAAGTATAACTGGAGAAAGAAAGACTCTGATTTAGAAGATTTTAAAAAAATCATAGACTACGCAAACTTCGCGATAAAACAATTAAATGGCAAAACAGTCACCACTACAAAGAATAAATAGAATAATTGAATTCAATTATAAAAGAGGTATTAACAAAGAGTCAGTAAATGACGTGCATCGTAAAATAATAAAACCAAGGTATGGAAAAATATACAAAGGAGTTTAAAGATTCTGTATTAGAATTTTTTTTAAATGGAAACAATATCACGCAATCCTGCGAAATGGCTTGCGTTATACATAATATTATGTATAATGATGGAATAAGAAGATATATGTCGTCTGTTTTAAATAAAAACGGAGCAGCTAAACCTAATAATGATTTTTTAAATGAAACAATCACAGATACAAATCAATACAAGTCTGAATTATCAAACATGCCGTCAGCATGGTCATGTAAAGACAATAGGTTTTACTCTATAGAAGAGTACTGCGACGTTTATGGTCTAGATAAAAATTCAGTAAAAAGCTCAAAATTAGTTAGTCATAATGCATCCCACATGGTATACAACATTGCTTTCTTTACTGAAGAGGAGGAAGCGGTTATGGAGGTAGATAATCACTTAGACGAGATTGTTAAAAAATACATTAAGCCAATAGAGCTAGAAATAAAATCAATTGGTGTTTCTGAATATTTTGACAGGCTTGTTTATACAGATACGCATATAGCCATGAATGTTCAAGGAAAAGACGGAGACCCTCTTTATGATGGAAAATGGGACAAAGAAGAAGTGTTAAGTAGATTGAGCTCGATGATATCTCACGTTAAGAATTTTAAGTCATCTAATATTCTTATAATTGATGATTTAGGCGACTTTATGGATGGACTTGGAGGGCAAACAACAAGAAAAGGACACGAGTTGCCTCAAAACATGAACGACAAAGAGGCGTTTGATTTAGCGTTAAACTTTAAGATAGCTTTGGTAGATGCGTTAATATTAGAGTATGATAAAATAATATGTAACAACATCACTAATGATAATCATAGTGGTGTATTTTCTTACTTTGTTTCTTCAGCTATAAAAAATATTTTAGAGCAAAGATATCCAGAGAAAGTAAAAGTAAATTCTATAAAAAGATTTATGCATCACTACTCTATTGGTAATCATACTTTTGTAATATCTCACGGAAAAGATATAGGTGAAAATAAATTTGGATTCAAACCTAAATTAGACGCTATACAATCAGAAAAAATAGACCAGTATTGTAAAGAACACAAGTTGTACAATGGAAATTTTATAGAGTTTTCTAAAGGAGATAGCCATCAAGCAATTTACGATGATACTACAAGTAATGATTTTAGCTACTATAATTATCCTGCATTTTCTCCACCATCAAATTGGGTGAAAACAAATTTTAAAAATAGTAAATCAGGATTTAACTTTTTTAATATAGCAAAAGATAAAAATATAAAAATATCAATACCTTATTGGTTTTAATATTATGGGAAAATTAAAAACTCATGAAGAATTTATAAGAGATTTGTATATAAAAAATGATTCTTATAGAGACGGAAATTTATTTGTATTGAGTAAATACAAAGGAAAAGAACAGAAAATATTATTAAAAGATAAATATGGATATTTAAAATCTATTCCAAATAATTTACTTAAAAATAGCGTTTTAAATATTAGGGCTGCATTACATCCGAACGAGTATGTTAAAGAGTTATTTAAAGAGGTTCATGGGTACAGATATAATTACGACATTATTGATTATAAAAACGCAACAAATAAGTTAAAAATTATTTGTAAAAAACATGGAGTATTTTATAAAAACTCAAACAAACATTTATCTGGAGAAGGATGTCAAAAATGTAAGTTTAATCAAATATTACACATAAATAAAACAGTTCACACAGGGTGGTCTCACTCTGATTGGTTAAAGGCGAGTAAAATATCTATTAACTTCGAATCTTTTAAAGTTTACGTAATAAGACTGTTTAATGAAAAAGAGAGCTTCATAAAAATAGGTAGAACCTATACTTCTATAAGCAAAAGAATGAAGCATATACCATATAAATACGAAATAATTAAAATACTACAAGTTGATTCGTTAAGTGCCATAGCAATAGAGTGTGATATCAAAAAATCGTTAAAAACATACAAGTATAGTCCAATTAAAGAATTCGGAGGAATGAGAGAGTGTTTTACATTAGAATGTTTAAAAGAAATTAACACATGTATTACTAATAATAAATATAAAACCATATGAGAATAAGCGAACTTCCACAAAAAGTAAGAGAAAAAGCATTAGAGTACCAAAGAAATGAAACATCTGATAGCTACAGCAAAAAAACCGATGACTTGCACGATGCGTTTGATTGGTGGAAAACCGATGAAGGATGTGACTACTGGGATGATTTTTACATAAAACAAGAACGATATGAGTAAGGCGGTAATTACATGGAACCTAAATGATTTTGATGAAAATCAAGATTTCAAGAGAAGCATGAAGTCTAAAGATATGGCTTTATTATTATGGGAATTGAAACATAATTCCGATACGGAAATTACCGAACGAATAAATAAATTATTTGAACAATATAATGTAGATATAGATGATTTAATTGATTAAGCCCCGATTAAGGGGCTTCTCTACTTCCACTTTGAGTTCTAGTTCCAGATGATTGTCTGCTTCCACTTTCAGTTCTAATACCTGATGACTCTCTACCTTTATCTTCTTCTTCTTCTCTTATTTTTATATCTGAAATCTCACCGCTAATTACGCCATCAGTATTAGATTTTGATATTCTCTGTCTCTTCATTGAGTCTTCTAAATTTTTCTCGTCTGCTCCAAAATAAATAGCAGCATCATAATCTTCAGATAGTTCATTATATAATTCCTTTACTATTTTATTAGATTGATTATAAGCCTTGTCTAATTCTTCTTGATTTATTTCTCCTCTATTGAATTTATTAAAAGCTTTGTTGTATACATTTTTAGCTTCTGTTTCTTTCTTTTTTATTTCAGATATTTTAAAACTAAATTGGTCAGAAACATCTACGTCAATTTCTTTATAACCAGTAAATTGACCAAGTATTTCATTTGCTTTTTCATCAGATTCATATATTTTTCTAAGAGAAGTAGCTGTTCCTGGCTCTAATGTTTTATAAAGTCTTTGAGATATTTTCTTTAATTTATCTTCAGTAGTATCATATTCATTATATATTTGTCTTCCATTAGCATCTTTATTGTTTTTTAGCTCAGTAATTGTTGACGCTAAAATATCTGGATTAGTAAATGGAGAAACTATTTCTTGTATTCCTTCTATAAAACCATCTACTGGATCTTTACCTTGTAACGTAGCATTAACTATTTTAGCTATTCCTCCGTGAGGGTCTGATGCACTAATATCTATATAAGAGAATTTACCATTGCCTTTCTCAGTAATTATTATGTTTGATTTTTTAGACCATGGAGCAACAAATTTTTTAGATTTCTTTTTAGTTTCGTCATCATCGTCTCCTAAAATTCTTTGTCCAATCATATACATTAAACCATACTTTACAGCTTGAGATGTAATTATACCAACCATTCTTTTTGCACCTATCTTTCTAATTTTAGGATTTTTAGATTTAATTTCAGTAGTAGCTAATGCAACTGTATTATATGCTGTTCTTAAAGCTTCTGTTTGAAACGATATAAATGTTCCAGCTACTGGGAAAGCTTTTAATAATTTAACAGCTCCAGCCACTCTCCCGTAATTAGGTAATACGTTTTTAACTATTTCAGACACATAAGAATTTAATTCTAATTGTTCTTTTTTAGTTAACTCAGAATAGTCTTTTATATATAATGCATCTGAATATCTTGCTTTCTCAGATTCATAAGCAACTATCTTGAAATAATCATCCTCTGATTGGTATGCTAATTCTGCTTTTTTACCAACATTAACCCCAAATTTCTTGACATTACTCATGAATTTATATACTGGATTTTTAGACTTGTCAGTCATTCTTCTTTCAAATGACTTATCAAAATTAGCATCTTTAAACATAGCTCTAATTTCTCCTAACGTAGCACTTTGACTAACAATACCAACCTCTATATACTCATTCATTTTAGCTCTAAGCTCTTCATTTGATTTATTAGCAAAGTCATTATAAACAACCTTAGCTGCATCTCTAAATAATTCTGGACTAATATATCCATTAGCTAACATAAATGAAATGTTACCAGATATGTTTTTACCATGAGTTCCTACAGAGCCTATTGTTTTAGACCATTTAACACCAAATAGTAATTTCATATAATATTCATACGTAGACTTTACTGGTCCAGATATAGAATAAGGAAGAGCTACTTGTATCGCATTAAGCAATCCAGTCGCTTCTTTGAATGATTCAGCTATTTCTTTTGTGGTATATAAACCATTTAACGGGTTCATAGTTTCACTTCCTTCAGCAGCTATTTGAGTATTAAATTCTTTAGGTTTATTTATATCGTTCTTATCAAAGAAAAATACACCCATTCCATTTTTTTTGACTTCATTTAAAAACTTAGCGTTATGTATTAATGAAGCTACTTTAAATATAGTTCTAGAATAATTTTGAGTAGGGTCTGTATATTCTCCCATTAACTGTCTTAGTTCTAAAGGAATATCTGTTTTTTCTTTTAATATAGAAATATCTTTTGCTCCAGTTTTACCTGAAGAAATAAATCCAGTAGCACCCTCTCTATCTATTAATTTATTTATAGCATCGGTAACTTTCTTTTCTAAAACAGTGTCTACGTCTAAACCAGTTTTTTTAGATTCAGATATAGCTTCTTCAAGTAATTGTTTCTTAAAGAAGTTCTTAGCGGATTGTAGAGCTTCTTCGCTAACCATCTTAGCCCAATCTTTTTTATCAAATACCTCGTAAGACCTAGTTAAGTACTTACCTAAGTTTTCTACTATTCTTTCAGATTGATACTCATCAACAGTACCAGAGTCTATTAAATCTCTAGACAATCTATCTACGTGATTACGCATTGATTTAGCTATTATTAAAAACTCAATAGGTAAATCAGCTTTTTCTCCTCTTATGTATTTATCGAATTCTACTATTAACGCGTCTTTATCTCCTTTATATTTAGATAATTCATTGTCAAAATCACTAACAAGATAAGATGCTTTTTTAGCTTCGGAAGCTATTCTAGCTTCTTTATTTTCTTTTGATATAAATACAGACTTAGGTAAAAACGCTCTAGCAGAAAAAGCACGTCTTCTTACATTGTCTAAAAATTTTGATACTATATTTCTTCCTTCTTTTATAAATACCTTTTCTTTTTTCTGACCTTCTTTTATTTTTTGTTTATTATAATTTAATATAGCATCAGTAGATTCTTT